TTCTAACCCCTGCTTTAACTTGCCGGTATTAGCTGCAGCAAGATTTGTTTCCCGCATTGGTGTAGTAACTTGCGTCAGCGCTTCTTTAGACTTGGCTAGGTTGTTTAGGATTTCTGTATTGGTAGCGCCGCCTGCCAGATTGTTTAACGTAGTTTCTTGGCTTTGCTTACGGAACTTATCTAGCTTGGAGTAAAAGTTGGTCGTGTCTTTGGCACTTGCTACTTCACCCAAAGCATGAATTTGATTGCGGTCAAGATCAGCTAAAAGATCGGCTACAGTCAATCCCGACTTATCTTGATCGAGTATCGCGCGAATCTTGTTTATATCTTCGCCCGCCGCTTTACGTGTGATAGCCGCTGCAGTTTTTTCTGATTGAGGCACCAGTTTGCCATACGCATACTTACCGGCTACGGCAACAGGCGACAAGGGGTTAGTGTACGCCGCAGCCTTACTTGCAAGGCTGGCTGCGCGGGGCGCGTTAAGTATTTGCGCTGCCCCGGCGGTGCCGCTCAGAAGCATGGAGATGTCCGCAGCGGTACCAACCGGGTCGGTAATCATGGCATTTTTAATGCCTTCCAGCGTTGAGTATCTGCTGAAATGTTCGCCCATTGCGCCAGCCATTTGTTGCGCTTGCGCTAACCCCGCCGCGCGACTTAAGTCATAATCGCTAAACTCTTGTTTACGTACAGGAAGATTTTTTCTTACTATTGCGGTTGCTTCAGGCACGCCCGCACCGCCAGCCGTTACACTAGTGACACCTTTAACTAAATCTATTGGGTGCAATAATCCACTATACAGCTGCACGGCACTTTTAGCGATGTTGCCTGGTAACTCACTCCAACTACGCGGGGCGCGGGGCGTAGGTATTCCTTCATTAACCGGCGCAACTGGCGCAGTCGGCGTAGCAGATAAATGACCTAAAATTTCTGCCGAAGAGTAACCCGCGTCAAACGCACTTTTCATTTGAGAACTATATTCCGGCGAAGAGCTAAGATGCTGAGCTATTTCGTCGTCTGAATAGCCCGCGTCTCTAGCTTTAGTAATCTGCTCTTGGATATTAGCCATTATTTTTTACCGCCAAAAATTTCGTTTAACGGCGGGCGATTTGCAGGCGTAGCAGGTTTGTTTACTGACCCCCGCATAGCGCCCGTCAACTCAGCTTTTTGCTCTTTAAACCCAAGCATACGGTTCTGCGTTTCTTGACGCATGGTGTTGAGCACCGCTTGAACATCCTGCGGTGTTTGTGCTGCGTTCAGCAGCTCTTCCATACGTTTAATTTCAGACACTGCTACCGCTGTGTTGCCCATACTGCCGGACACAATCTTGCCGTATTCGTTTTGTACGGCCTTAATAGCTACAGCCAGCGCAGCCAAATCAGGGTCGCCAGATGAGGCTTTCTTGCCGACGTTAATCCATTTCTGCAACAAAGGCACGCCGGTGTTATCCGTTTTTTTGCTTAGTCGATCAACAATGTCGACGTTCTTGACAAAGTTCTTTTCAAACGCGCCGACCATTGTTTCTTGTTTAGTCAACTGCGTTAACGCCGAGGTATTCGCTTTGTTAGCCAACTGCGTAACACGGTCGTTAGACATACCTTGATCCCGCGCCAATTGCGACGCGCGGTTAATGATTGCATTGCGGTTTGCTACCGCATCTTTGCCCATACCTAGCGACGGTAGCGTACCATCGGTCAAAAACCGATTTGCTTGATCGTCAATAGCATCTTTAGATAGCGTTGGCGCGGAAGACGTTTGTATAACAAACTTTGTAGCTTTTGCTGTGTCGCGTTTATAGTCAAGGAAAGACCCTTTATAGCCTTCGCCACCTTCGCTCTTTGGCCGCTTAGCTAATCTCCACTCCCGCTCAGCTTCGGTTTCTTTTTGCCTATCTAAAAACGCAGCAAAAGTGCCTGTAAAGCCGTCGTCTTTTGCAGCTTGGTAGTTACGTTGTGCTTCTGTAAGTGGCGCTGCTTTTGGCTCTGGCGAAAATATAACGTCGCCTTCACGCGACACAAGTTTATCGCCGACAACCACAGGTTTGTCTGCTTCACGGCGGCTTTTTACTGCGTCGAAAAGTTCTTTAGGGTTGGCGGCCATAGCCTGCTCACGCCAAGCTAATGGGTCTTGGTTAAATAAGTCTTGATTAGCGGTAATTGCAACTTCATAAGGGCGAATTTCATTTAGCAACGGCCCTATGTCGGGGTCTTGGTATCCTGCGGCCACATATTGCGACACACCATCAATCGTTAGTATGGTTGGAACTATTGATTGAAACATTTTAAATTTGCGCTCGACGTTTTGAAACTTACGCCCTTGAATTTTTTCTTCTAAATCTGCACGTTGCAAAACGCGGGATGCGACTTGTTCATATAGGTCGGGAACGCGCTGCTGTACTAAACTAAGATATTCAGGCGAATTAACTTTTACGTTGGGGTCAGCGTGAATTTTTGCTAACTCATTGCGCTGCTGTATACCGCGCTGCATCTCTTGCGATTTCAAAAGCGCATTCTCATACTCCGCATACCCACGCATACGGTTAAGCGGGCTTTCCTCAAGCGGAATCTGAACCTGTCGAATGCTCAGTGCAATGTTAGGGTCGACTTGTGCCATGATTACCTCTTACCCCAAGTTGTAGGCCAGTTAGCGGGCGTAGTCTCGCCCGCAGCACGATTAGCCGTAAGCGCATTAATATAATCCCGATCTAGCTGGTTTCTTGCTCGATTTTGTTCATACGCTAAATATTGCGACAAACCAGTATTAGCGGCGTTAGCTACCCCCGCATAACCTGACGCGCGCGCCACACCGCCTTGGATCAAATTAGACCCAATGTTTTCACCTAAACGCCCCGCAGCCCCAGCAATATTTTGCGAAGTTGTTTGCCCCATGCCTGCCAAACTTTGCAACGGATTAAGTCGCGCGTTACGTTCAGCCTGATAGCGGTTGAACGCATTGGTAAACTCATCCGATCCTAGCTCTTGACCGTACCGAGTAAGGCCTCGCAAAGTGGCACCCGACTGACCCATACCGCTAGCTAACGCGCTGTTCTCTATTGCGCGTAAACCTTCTTTCAGCCGGAATCCGTAGCCTGGGTCACGCTGAAATTTCTCCATTGTAAAGGGCTCGTAACGAGAAGCAGCAACCAGTTCGGGTAGCGCGTTAACGCCTACTTGACGAAACGGCTCTTGCAGCGCAACTTGACGTTCGAATTGGCGCCGTTGTTCTTCAGTCGCGCGGTCAGTAGATTTTGCCTGCTCTCTTGCGCCTAGATAAGATGCACCGCCGCTAATTACGCTGCCTGCTATGAAGCCTGACATACTGTCTCTCCTAATAAGTAAAAGCCAAAATTAATGCTCATAGCGTCCCGGTAATCAATAAAAAGTTCATTACCAACACCCACATCTTTTAAGGCAATTACATATAAATCATCACCAAACTTGTACGGCATTACGTTAGCGTCTTGCGAATGGTTAATGTAACGTCCTGCCGGAGTACGCTTTCCATCTAACCGGCCTGGGCAGATAACTTCGCCTGCAAAAAAGTGCCTTGTCGCAAACATCCCGAGCCCATGTACTGGCGACTCTTTCAGCTCTACGTCATGCCCTTCTGGCATATCAATCAAATCGCTTTCGATGGTTACTATAGCGTCCATCGTGTCTTGGTCTACCCCTAACTGCTCTAAAAACAGCTGGTAGTCCGTTTGCGCTGATTCGATTGCCAACCGTCTGCGTGTGTCACCTAACCCGCATTCCGGCACTACATAAAGCCGATCTTCGATGACACTTAACTCTTGGCAGTCGTCAGGGTTGTCGTACACGTCAACCCACACCACTTCTTCTTCAAACACTCGCCCGGCGCGCTGCTCACCTGCCTTGGCGTCAAACTCGCACGGTGCTGTCAATACTTTAACTTCCGTACCGACATTAACTGCGATTGTGCCTTTTTCCAGTCGTACGCGGTAGTCCGTTTTGTGCGCTGCGCCCGTCAAAACTGTCCACGGCGGCACCGTAATCTTCCGTTCGTACACGCCGGGCAAAAACGTGTGGGTGGTCACAATATCGGCCTGCGGCATTTGCAGCAGCTCGTCTTGCAACGCAACCACCTTTTGCCGCATCACTTCCGGCGAAACCACCGCCGTGCTGTCAGGGTTAAATAGTTCAATTGCGTTCACATCACCACCCATCGTGAGCCGCTGGCTACTGTCACCGTCGTGCCGCTCGCCACCGTAACCGGCCCGGCTGACATGCCCGACGTACCTGCTGCAATGGTATAGCTGACATCAATCGTTAGATTATTGACAAATATGCCATTGCCCGCTATGAAATGCTCAGATGTTAATTCACCCGTGCTGGGTTTGTATAGTAATTTTGCATTGCTGGTATAGATGGTCGACAACGCGCCTGAGGTGGCTGCCGCAAAAGTCGGGTAGACATTCGTTGCGGTTGTGGTGTCGTTTGTGATCGTCGCGCCCGAACCAGTAGCCAACGCCCAGACAGCCGTCGTGCCATTCGAGGTCAGAACGTAGTTGTTCGCCCCAATCGGCAGGCGGGTCGAGCTGTTGGCCCCGTTGCCAATGATCAGGTCGCCCGTGCTGGTAACTGGCGACAAGGCATTAAACGCTGCGCTGGCAGTTGTCTGGCCTGTACCGCCGTTAGCAATCGGCAGCGTGCCGGTCACTTGGGTGGTTAGGTCAACCCCAGTCAGCGTGCCACCGAGTGTCAGGCTGCCGCTGGACGTCACCGTGCCGGTCAGGCTGATGCCGTTGACCGTACCGGTGCCAGAGACGCTAGTCACCGTGCCAACATACTGGTCGTTGGATGTAATGGTGAAGTTCGGGTACGTGCCGGTAACGCTGGTCGTACCTGCGCCTGTCAGCGATACGATCTGGTCGGGTGCGGTGTTGGTGACGGTAAAGCTGGGGTATGTGCCTGTCACGCTCATACCCGTGCCAGCCGCTATGGAAACGACTTGGTCTGGTGCGGTGTTAGTTACGGTAAAGCTGGGGTAAGTGCCTGACGTGCTAATGCCTGTGCCACCAGTAAGTGACACCACTTGATCAGGCGCCGTATTTGTAATGGTAAAGCTGGGGTACGTGCCCGAGGTGCTGATGCCTGTGCCGCCGGTCAGCGACACCACCTGATCTGGCGCCGAATTATCAATCGTGACCGCCACCGAGCCGTCATAGGTTGTGCCGACGCTGTACGAGATGCCGGTGCCAGAAGTCAACGCATTGGCTACACTGCCTGCTTGGCCGGTTGTGTTTTGGTTAAGCGTTGGCACGTCGGCAACCTGAATGGCGCTCAAAGCCGCGTTGGTGCCGTTTGAGCGCAGGTAGTAGCCTGACGTTTGCGTGCCTGTTAGCGCGGTAATAGCGGCTGCTGCCGTAGTCTGGCCTGTGCCACCGTTATCGACATCCAGCGTGCCTGCCAGCGTGATGGTGCCTGATGTTGTGACAGGGCCGCCTGAAGTCGTCAGGCCTGTCGTGCCGCCGGAGACATTGACCGACGTGACCGTACCTGACCCGCCACCACCACCGGAGTTGGCTTTGTTCAGCAGGTTTAGGAAGAACCGATACCAGTCACGCGACACCATCCCCGTCCGGTCGTCGGTAATCGGCGACTGGTTCTTGGGTATCTGCGGTTCGTTATCGGCGTTAGGCATTGGTGCCGGTCAACACTAACTCGGCACCCATGATGGCGATCTTGACGGGGTCGGTGCCGGACACCTCGTAGACACGGTCGCGCAGCTTTTCAGTCATGCCCAGCCGCCGCCAGAAGGCACGGTAGCCGTAGTTGCCGATTTTGCCCATGCCCGTCCAATGCTCGTTTGACCAGGTGTGGCCACCGTCATCCGACCAGCGCATGATGACCTGCGGGTCGTTGCCTTGGCCGGTGATCAGACCGACACCTGTCTCGCACTCAAGCTGCAGCGTGTGCTGAGCGGTACGCTTTAAGTTGTTCTGGCCGGTAGGCAGTGCCCGCCACGACCGCAACCACTTCTGTGGCAGGTTGTCGTCAGCAAACACGTCCAAGTCGTACGCGTAAATCTTGCCGTTCTGGAAGTCACCAACGACGACCTCGTTGTTGTAGAACATCTGGCAGTTGGCACGGTGGCGAATAAAGTCACCGTTAGCAAAGCCTGCACGCTCATGCCATGCGCCGGTGGCTACATCAAACACCCAAGTGCGTTGGGCGCTTGGAAAGCTCAGCACGTAGAAGGCATGGCCGTCTTGCTGATAGGTAAAACCAATGGCGTCCGAGATGGAGCCGTAGCTCTGAATAGCGAATTCAACTGCATGGGTTGAGATGCGCTGGCCGGTATAGCCTTGGGCACGGAACACCACGCCTTGGCCACGGGCGTCAGACCCAAGCCAGAATAGCGAGTTGTCCATCTTAGCAACCGAGTAGGTTGCCGCGCAGCCCAGCTCGTTGACAGCACCTTGGATGCGAGCCAACGGGAAGGGTGAGGTGCCTGCGTTGTACCAGACTTCAACCGACTGGGTGCCAAACAGCCAGACCTCGCGGTGGTCGACAAACAGCGACACCAAGTTGTCCGGCATACCTTCGGCGCTGGCAAAGCTCAGCGGGTCAAGCTGTGTACCATCCAGCAGCTCAGACACCCAAAACTTCTGGGAGTTAGGCTCTTGGAAGATAAAGTAGCCATCCAAGTAGCCGACTGTTACCGCACCAGGAAAGTCTACGTCCGTGATCTCAGCGTACTCTTCGGTCGACGCGTCGTAGATAAACCCTTCGGGGTTAGCCGCGATGAAGAGCTGCGTGCCGTTGTCGACCATCGACACAGGCCCAGTGCCCGACACGCCGCCGATCTGGGTGACCGTCCAGTTGGTGTCAACCCGATACAGCCGAGAGCCCGACACCACGTAGCCATAGCCGCCGTACGACCACAAGCCACGGATGGGGCCAGTACCGACGGTGGCTAGTCGGCGCAAGCCTGGCGCGCGGTTCAGGTACGCAGGCTCGTTGCCTTCTGGCGACGGGGTGATCTCTGGGTACAGGTTGACCATACGTGCCGCCGCAGCGTTCAAGCTGCGCGCGACGTACGATTGGCCGAGGATAGGCGTCTTCACTCTGCACCTAACTTACGTAAGCCTTTGCCGGTAGACCAAAGCCAGTCGCCTAAACGGGCAGCTAGTTGGGGTGGCAAAAAGGTGTCAAGCGCAGGCGAGTACATGCGTTTAGTGCGCATGTTGATTTCAAGCCAGCGAGAACGAAAAGTAACCTCCATTAGTAGTTGCCTGCAAAAATGTTATACCGCTGTCTGCTGGCCACAATTGCATAAGGCATAGACATCACGTCATCTGGATTGTTGATGCGCTTCAGATTCCGCTTAGATGTCATTGCGATCCGCGTTACCTGCGGCATAGGCTCAACACCAAACTCGTTGGCAATCTCCATCGCCAAGTTGTATTTGAACGCCCGCAGGTAGCCCGGCGGAAAAGACAAAGCAGTGTTTAGCGTTGCAGGCTTAGTCAGCTGCTGCACCGACACAAAATGCCATTCCAAAAGCCGCGTAGGCTTTGGATAGATGGTCATCGTGATGTTGGGGAACGTATTGTTGACGAACATGACCTGCGGATACGTGCTGGTCACGGTCTTAACCGCAATGCCATCGTACTGCTGCTGGTTGATCAGCTTAATGCCGTACGAGACGTTGGTCTGCGGGTCACGGAAATACGTCGCATCGTCAATCAGAATCGGACGATTGCCGACAAAGTTGCCGGTCGGCCCTAACGTGCGGGTAATCGTATCGGTTGGCCAGTTGAATATCTGGTCTTCCGTACAGAAAACGGCTAAACGCTCGGTATTCCACGAATCGATCATCTGATTCATGGCAGTCAGCGCATCCTGCGCTGCTTGTGGGGAAGGCTCTTCACCTTCAGCCAGCTGGCCGATAAGCCGGAGGGCCGCTTTAATCTGGTCGAAGGCGGTTGCCATTCAAGCTCCTTATTCTGCCGCTGCTACCTCTACAGGTGGGCGGCTACGACGACGTTTGGGTTCCAGCTCGTTGACTGGCGCCGCTTCTTCGAGAGCCGAAGGCGTGTCGGGATTATACCGCTCCCATCCGTTTTGTTCATCAAATTCGGCTTCCATCGCCATTGTGGCTACTTTGGATCCGTGAACCGGGTGTCGGAGATAAATTGTCATAGGGTGTATAGGGGCCGAAGCCCCTATTTTTTAAGCAACAACAGCAAATTGCCACTTCGTGCCGTCAGACACAAACAGCTTGCCAGCGCCTGTTGCGTTGCTGGTGGTGCCGATTGAACCTTTAGGTGCGGAAGTAGTGGTGGAGTTAGCGGTAATTGCGGTAGTCAGAAAATACAAGCCAGCGGTTGCATTAGCGACGACTGCACTTGTGGTGGCAGTAGACGTAATGGTCGGGGCAGTAATTGCACCGGTAACCGATACGCTTTCAAACTCTGGATCTGAGTACGCAACACCAACAGCTTTAGTGTTAGGCATGATCTATCCTTTAAATAACGGGGGCCGAAGCCCCCGAGGTTTTAGCCGATGCGGTACAGAACCCAAGCGCCGGTGCCGCTCTTGCGAGCGCGGAACATTTGTGCCGTGCCAGCAGTTGCAACAACGGTCATCAGACCAACCAGTGTCCAACCAGTGTTGGTTACCAGTGTGATCACACCTGAGCTGGAGCCGTCAACGTTAACTACCGAGAAGTCAAACGAAACGCCTGGCTTGTCGGAGTTAGGTAGTGCAGCTTCCAGATCAGCTACGGTTGGCAGCGTGTAGCTGGCAGCCGATGCGCCTGGGCTGCCGAGCAGAATGCCGTTAAGCACTTGCGCTGCGGTCAGCGTTGCGGTTGCAGTAGCCGTTGCCGGTACTGGGATAACTTGAAAATTGGTTTCGTTGAGGTTGCCATCGCCAATCTGATAGCCGCCTGCGCCGTTAGGAAGAGCCATGATGAATTCCTTTCAAATAGAGTCGTCAATGGGGGCCGAAGCCCCCACCAGTGCTTAGCCCCAGAGGCGGCAAGCCATTTGTGGACGGATTGTGCTGTAACCGTACAGAACGTCGATACGGCAAGGCAGACGGTCGTTGTTAATGTCGTACTGACGAACAACACGCATCGAAATACCGTTGTGAACTTGGCGAGAAGCCATGTCCACGCCTTGTGGCATCAACAGGTCGGCGGTTGCGAAGGTGATCGCATCCTTGTGATAGACCAAGTTCTGTGGGTAGGCAGTAGCAGCCGAACCCAACAT